CTAACGGCCGGCCGGCGTTTTTGCCGAAATGAGCAATGCGGGGTAAACTGGTTGGGATGATTTACTGTTAAACGGCGCCGTTTTGCCAAATTTGATCTCATCCACTTCGCGTTGAAGCAGCACCATTTGATCTTCGAGCAGCTTGATGCGCATGTTGTAAATGCGTTCCTCCGTTTTTTGCGTGGTGCTGATGTCGCGGATATCACTGCGCAGGCCAAAGTAAGTTGTCATCACCGACGCGACCATACTGGCAGTACCCATGATGGTAACCGCCAGGTTCCTTATCGTGATTCCTTTTAATTCACGGTGTTCAATCGCGGTCATGTATCTGTCTGTTAATTAGTTACTTGGTTGGTTAACGTAAAAAGGTTTGGGAGAAGCGCCTAAATGACCGCAGAACGGTTTAACTATTAGGCAGGTGTGATCATTTTGGCCGGGGTAAAAAAGTTTTTGCCCAGATAGGACAAGCCCGCTGCAGCGGCAACGCCGCCAATTGTTTTCCAATCGAACGAAAAGGAACCGGCGCGGATGGCGCTTTCAATAGCAGTGATCGCCGCGCCGCCGGCTGAAACCAGCAAGCCCTTGCCGAGGTCGGCCAGGTTTAAGGAGAATAGGGGTGAAGTTTTCATATGTATTAGTTTGATTTTAATTAAGAGTTTATATCTTCATACCCGTGAAAAAAGAGGGTAAAATATTTTCTATTCAATATTTGCGAGGATTAGCCGCCTTAGGCGTGGTTTTTTGCCACTATGGTTCGAGCCTAACCGATTATCCAAAGATTTCTTCATTTTTCAATTTTGGCCAAACAGGTGTCGATGTTTTCTTTCTCATAAGCGGATTCATAATTGTATATTCTTTAGTTAAATCCGGTTATCACACTAATCAATTCTTTAGATTCCTGTTGAAGCGATCCATCAGAATTGATCCGTCGTACATCATTACTATTTTATTAACTATCATTTTTTTTAGTGCATTATCCTTTTCAAAAGGAGAGCATGTCGTTTTCATTCCGGGCCAGCTTGTTGCCCACATTTTTTATTTTGTGCCGTTCACTGGTTATCCGTTTTACGATCATGTATTTTGGACCTTATGCGTTGAATTTCAATTTTATTTGATCATAGGGCTGTTGTACTTTTTATCCGATCAGAGAATTTATAAAACGGCATTTCTAGTAGTTTTCACGTTAAGTTGCCTTTTCCCACTCTCAAAATCATATTATTTGGTATTCACCTATGCTCCCATCTTCGCCCTTGGTATCTCATTAGTACAGTTTTACCGAGACAAGCATTGGAAAAATATAATCCTACCGTTACTGATAGCTTGCTTTATCGGTTACCGGTTCGGACTTTCAATATTTGTTTTGCTTGTAGTCAGTAGTTTCATAGTCTTGTATTTTAAAATGTCCGTAAAACCGCTGATCTTCCTTGGCGACATTTCTTATTCACTTTACCTCATTCATAGCCTGGTCATAATATTGTTCGTTGGCTTCGGAAAAAGGTGCCATTTTGATTTTGATCATTATCAGTTATTTTGGCTTTTGCTCGAAGTTTCCATAGCTATACTGTTTGCTTATTTATTTTATATTCTCATTGAAAAGCCTTCGTTGACTATCTCCAAGCGTGTTTTTTATAATAAGAAATGGCCCTCTTTAAGGGTTGGTCAAAGCAAATCCATTTGAATTTAAAGTTGCTGGCGATGTCAATGTATAGGTGTTTTTGACCGATACATTGCCCAAGAGTGTTTTAGTACCTGAACCCGATAATGTCAGATTGTAATATCCTGGCGATGTAGGATCAGATAGAATCTGAATGTTTTGGTTGCCCGATGATTGATAGTTGACAGTGTTCACAGTCTGGTTGCAGTATAGCTTTCCGGTCTGCATTGGCTCTTGTGCATTAGAATATGCCAAAACACTCTTGTTTACAAAAATGCTGGTGCTGTCTACTCCGTTGATTGAACCGGTTGTAGTAATACCGCCCAAAGTTGTACTTAGTCCCGTATTTGTAAATATGACACCGGAGCCTACAAGTATATCCCACGAAACCGTCGGGGCGACGTTTCCTCCAATCCATACACCCATTGTAAGAGATGAATTGATGTTTACTGTAGTGCCGAAATTAAGCCCGGCGCGTACATCCCCGGAGACGTTGCCTGTTAAATTAACTGTCGGGTTTCCAGCGCTCAAATCTATCTTTCCGGTGCTACCTGCGCATGACATTGCAGCGAAAGTAACAGTCCCACTTCCAGATTTTAATATTGTGCCGCTGTATGTCGTAGTTCCAGACACGCTGAAATTATAGGTAGATAATTGAAGTGTACCACTATTTATACTAAGGGTGTTGCTTACTGTTGTGTTAGCGCTCAAAGTTGCCGTCGCATTATTATCGACTATAAGTTGATAATAGGATAAGAACGGCAACGTCATCGTCGCATAAACCCAAATAGAAGTAATGCCACTAAAGTTGTAATTGAAAACACCGGTTGGCATAGCTGTGTTGGCGGTTCCATAGCAATAGCCGGTGGTTATATTTAAGATGCTGGTACCGTCAGCTCCGGTAATATAGCCGTTGTTTCTCCACGGCGCCGAGCCATTAACAGTAACTGTTTTACCGGAAGCGATGACAAAAGCATTACTTCCGATCGCCCCTGGTGCATTGCCGCTGTTAGCGAGAGTAATGTTACAATTTGCTAAGAAGTTGAAAGTACCAGTACCGAAATTAACCCCATATCTCACATCTCCGGCAATATTACCGGTCCAGTTAACCGTTGGATTTCCTGTAAATGAAACAATACCGTTGACATTGAAGTTCGTTGTGGAAGCATTTGTGACACTGACGGTGCCGGAGCCGATTTTGCTCAACGTCCCGGATAAGGAAATATCCCCCAAAGTAGCATTGTAAGTTAACAACTCAAGAATGCCTGAGTTGACAGTTAATAGGTTATTCACAATTAAATTAGCAATACAGTATTTTGCTCCATTTCCCGTTGTCAATTTATAATATGTAACGGGGCATAGAAACTGATCCATTGCGCCACTGTATAATACGGTCGATTGAGTACCTGCCGAAAAATTGGCGATTATGTTGGCGTAACCTTGTAATTCCAATGTAATCAAACTCGCCGTAGTGCTAAAATCGATTATTCCATCGCAGCGTAAATCACCGATTATTTGTAGGTAGTTGTTAGTCAGACTACTTGTTGTACTGGTCAATTTACCATTTGGACCTATATAAAGATGTTTGATGGTTCTATTGAAAATATATCCCGTACCAGTGTTTGAATTAGAATAATTGACAGCATGATTTATATAAACGGTATCACCGACTTGAGGAATAGTCACATTCTTTCTATCAATAGCATTCGATACCCATGTATTAGGATTATTCCATTCACCATCAGCCACAGAATACCACACATTTGCCCTTCGCGCCATGAACAATGCAAAGGGCGCTGATGAAACAACCGAGACTTCGTACATAATTTTTCGCGTATTTGTTTATTTTTTAATGGTGCTCAAGAGATCACTTCGTTTAATTAAAAATTTCTTTGTTTAGCCATTACATAAACTGCGGCGGAAGTAAGCGCGGTGTTTGCTACGGAGATAGCTACGCCGCTTTCCAGGGTCATAACGCGGTTGCCGGCCAGGTCAAGGTCGAACAACTGGGGCGCCAGCGCGGCCAGCGAGCCAGCAGAGGTTGTACCATTATTGCCGGCGTTGCCGGCTACCTGCACCTGCACTATTTTGTTTTGCGCAGTAGAGGTTGACCCCACATACACATCAAAGTTTACTGCGGAACTACCCAGGTTGCGGAAGATGAGGTCGGTTATCACGCTGGCGTTGGTGCTGCCGGTTGTTACCTGGGTAACGGTATTAGCGGCCGTTCCGGATGCGATATTAACCGCAGGATAGCTTTGCGTTAAAGTGGCAAATGAGGTGGTATTTGATGAACTGGTCATAGTTTTGAGTTAGTGATTTAGTGAGTTATTGAGTTGTGATTTTTCCTTTCACCTTTCACCTTTCACCTTTTTCCTTTCGCCTTTTTATAGCGTTGTTTGGTAAAAGTTGTATGAAAGAGCGGTAGAACCACCCGATGGAGGGTTGATCCAGCCGGCATCGTAGCTGGTATTGGAGTTTTTGGCCAGCACCTGGCCGGTTGTTCCGCCGGAAGGGAGCACTTTGCCGGTTATGGAGGTGATCTGCGCCTGCAGCTTGCCGAAAGCGGATAGAATGCTATCGGTTGCGGTAATGGCCGACACTGTGCCAAAGCTGATACCGGTTAATACGGCCGCCAAAACCCGGGCCAGGGTAAAATAAAGGTTGGTGGTTCCTTCGGGCACCGCATCGGTGCTGCCGGGTGAGGCAACCAACTGGATATAAGTGGAGCCGCTCCAGCGGTATTCGTAATTGGTATCCTGTGCAATGTAGATGATGTTGGTTGTGCCGGTGCCGGGAAATGCTGCGAGGTTAGCAAACTCCTGCACTTCATCAACATAAGCGGGCAGCTGGGCCGAAGGCACTCTGCCGCTGCTATCCAGGCTGGGGTAGCCATTTGGTTGTGCCTTGTTGGCGGCATTTTCGGGCGTAAAGCCAAGCGAATTTTGTTTCGCGGCAAGTGCCGATGCCAGGTTCGCATTATCGGCTGGCAAGCCTGTTAGGTTAGCGAAAGAGTTATCCTGCCAGATGGTATTATAGTCGGTATTATCAAATTTAGCCAACACCTGGCCGGTGGTACCGGCGCCGGGGACGCCGATACCTAATAATGATAAGCCAGTACCCCAAACACCGCCGGTTTTAGGGCCAAAAAGCATATAGCTGGAGGTATTGATGTAAAAATTACCGTTAACCCCGGTGGAAGTGTTGGAGGGATTCGTAGTACCGAAAAGGATAGTGTTGCCGTTGGTCCCGTTTGTGCCATTGGTACCCGGGGTGCCCTGCGGCCCCTGGGGCCCGGTCGCCATTGAAAATACCTGCGACCAGGCCCCTGCAGTTTTTTGATAAAAGATGCCCGTATGGGTATCGATATAGCTGTCTGAATTTTTGCCGATGGAGGTTCCCGGAACTCCCGATCCATAGAGCATAGCGCCGTCGGCGCCGTTGGCTGCTGAGATGGTGTATACGACCGCCCAGGTGCCGGAAACTTTTTGCGCGAATGAACCGGCTGATGTGTTTACAAAAACATCGCCGTTATTGCCCGTGGTGTTTTGCGGCAGCGTTGTACCGAACGAGATTTTGGCCCCTGTGGTAAGGTTAGCCTCCAAAAACTGAAGCAGCAGGGTAAATGTGTATTGATAGTCGGTACCGCTATCAACCAATACCGAGACATCCGACGCGTTGATGGCGGTGGCTACCGGAAGTTCGCTTATTTTTTTATCAGTTGGCATTAACTAGGATTTTTCGCTTTTTTTAATTTGTTTTTTATTGGCGCTCAAGAAGGCTCCGCCGTTTTTAAGATTTGATTGATTTTAAGATTATGGCGGACGGCAAACTACCTGATCAATTCATGAACTCGGTGATGGGCAGGTAGACATCGGCTCTAGTAGGATCATAGCCGGATGAAAAGTTGAAATTTGTCCGGTCGATGCTTCGGATGCGGGGGCCGGATTGTCGGCTGCTTTTGTTTTTGCCGTTGTATTGCCATAGCGGGAAGTCGGCTTTGTTATCCCACAAAAACTTCTCCACTTCATTAGCGTGGGCGTTGGCTACGCTGCGTTGCTGTTGTACCAGCTTTACAATATCTTTAGGTGCGACCGCGTCGGCGTTGTCATGATGTTTTAAAACAGGGCCGGTGGCGGTGTAATGCACGGCATCTGCTTCTATAAACCTGGCGAAAGTAAAATAGACCAGGGTAGGCAACAGCCCCTCGTACAAAACAATGTGGCCGTATTTGTCCAGGTATTCGCTGCCATTTAAAAGATCTTTGTAAGGTTGCGGGGCTGAGTCCTGCAGGGTGCCATCGGAGTTGAAGTACTGCATAAAATCGTAGAATAGCGCATGGCCCAGGAAAGGCTTCAAGTCGAGGTCCTGCGCTTTTTTGATAAAAACATTCAGGCGCTCAGGTTTGATGTTTACGGAGATGTCCTCGTAATTCTGGAAGGTGGAGGGGTTGATGAGATATATGGCGTTCATGGGGGGGTGATTAAGTTGGATTGAGTTGATTAAGTTGGATTGAGTTGATTAAGTTGGATTGAGTTGATTAAGTTGGATTAAGTTGAGTAGGTTAGTTTTATTTAAGTTGAATGTTATAACTCAATCAACTTAATCCAACCTAACCAACCAATTAACTAACAAGGCACATCGCCTCTGCCTCTGCTTGTTTAAAGCCGTAGGCATAAACTAAGGTGGCTACTTTGTTTTCGGCGGGGATTGCGGCAAGGAGTAATTGGTTGATGCTGGCGCCGGCTTTTATGCCTGCTATATCGTCGGCGATGGTGGCGGGCACCTGCAGGATATTCCAGTTACCGGCCGGGTTGATCTTCGTGTAGAAATGGCTGAAGATCTCAGCGAAGGTTTCGGAAAGTTCGAGCCTGTCGGGCGCGGTATTGTCGTTAAACTCGCGGATCGCTTCTTTTTTTTCGCTGCCATTGCTCAGGCCTGAAGAGTTTTCCGGGTTGATCAGTTCTTTCGGAACAGAAAAGCCTTTAATAATGCGCGCCTCCACCGATTTTTCTGTCGTCTCAAACAACTTATCGTTATTCTGGATAGAATAGGGCTTAAATTCAGGCTTTGAGTTTTCGTCCTCATACTCAATCACGATGATCTTTTGTGCACTTTTTGCGCCCTGGAACGATCCAAGATCTTTTTCAAGCTGTGATGGGACATTTGTGTAGGGCAGGTCGGCGCCTTCAGGTTGGCTGTTATCAGCCTCTTCGCGCCTGGACTGCATAAAAAGCATCGTCGAAGGCAGGAAGCCGGTGGTGACTTCCCGGTTGTTGAATATCTTGATACCTGCTTCGGTTTCAAAGTCTTCCCAAACACTGTCGGCTTCTATCAGCGGGTAATCATCAACCTCCGGGTTAAAATAAAATAGCTGCCCTTTATATTTATCCCAGCCGCCGGCCGCCAGTACTTGTTTTTTGATGGATTGAGGGTTTGGGTCGTATCCGTCCAGGAAGGTGATCTTGCTGCGCATGATATTTTTCCAGGTTTTGCGGCCCCAATCTGAATATAACGCGAATTTCCCGGCAGTTGTCGCGTCGTCGGTATCGCCCATGCGAATATCCTCAAACTTGACATAACTTACGGATGCGACCTTATAATTGGCGTTATAGTTTACATGTATGCCAAATCCGGTGAACAAAGCTTTATCGGTAGCAATGGCCTTTAACAATTTAGCCAGCGTTAGCCCTTTAGCGTTAACCACGTGTTTGCCCAGGCCGGGCAATTCAAAACCGTTGCCGGCGATGAATTTTGCCCGTTTGTTCCAGCAATCCTTAGCGGTGGGCGAGGCGGCAACTAACTCGAGCATCCGCTGTGGGTAGGCATTGTCGACGTCGTAATTGAGTATGCCAAAAGTTTGATTGGGCCTTACAAAAATCCTTCGCTCAATTTGTGGTAAATAGGTCTTCATGGGTTTGTTGTAATGTTTGAATGTTGGAAGGGTGTAAAGTTGTTTGCCCCGGGTATGGCAGATGGGTCCCGTCTGTTGTTACCGACGAATCATGTTGCAATGTTTTAGAGTGATCGGGCTGAACAGTTTCATTTTCGGTTAACGTTGCAACATTACAACCTTCCAGCTTTTCAACAAATAACTCAGCGATATACGGATACTTTTCCAGGTACCACTCGACTTCTTCGTCACTCAGGTTTTCATTGGTATGAATGGCCGGCGAACGCGGGGCAAACTGGTGGCAGCCGGGTTTTAGTTTATATTTCTTGTTCATAATGCATCGTTCAAGGTTGATGGATCATAGTTCATGGTATGTTTAGTTCATGATCAATGTGCTATCAACCATGAACTATGAACCATTTGCTAGCTTGCTACCAAGGCTTCAATTGCGGCAATAGTGCTGCTATAAGTAGCCGGGCCGCTGGTTGGCGGGATGGATACCGCACGCGGTGGATATGGCTCGCGCAATTTATCCGGGTTGGTTAGTTTGAGCTTGTAGCCACCATCAACGGTTTCGTCGGCTGCGCTGCGTTCGGCATCGGTAAGGATGAGGCCGTTTACGGCACCGAAAAGTTCAATAGCGGAATCGCTGGAGCTGAAGTTGTTGACGGTGATGGCGCATACACGGCCATACCCCATAGCCATCAGCTGTGCTTTGACATCGACAGAAAAACCGGCGATGTTAAAATCGATCTCCTCGGTATACCGGGGGCCGACGGACGTTTTGGCGAGCTTGGACGATGTGTTAAAACTGTTGTTGGTGCCGTCGAATTTATAAATATGGGCACCGGTTGCAGCAGTTAAACCGGTTACGATAAGTGGGTTGGTGGTATCGTAAGTGAGGGTGATATCGCCTTGGTTGAAGATGTAGATCACATCCTCGATGCCGGCGGTTACAGGGGCATCAGTACCTAAACTGAAGCCTGCGTTTATTTTATTGTAAATGGACATGGGAATTAATTTGACCCCCTGGCCCCCTAAAGGGGGTGAAGGAAGTATGGTTTGAAATTTGATTAATAGGGAGAACAATTTACACCCCCTTTTGGGGGGCTTGGGGGTTTAAGCTGACAGGTAAAAAAGCTCGTTGGCAAACTTGAAGTTTACGGCGGCTTTCATGCGGGCTTTCATGCGGACAACGTTGTCGTTGGTGTAAGGCTTCATGTAAACCGTAGAGAGTTCGGAAGCATCGCCCAGCAGGTCCACGCCCAGGAACAGGTTTGACGAACGGGCACCAAGGATGGTGTTTGCCTGCCAGTGGTTCATGATCTGCAGCGGCAAACCCAGGTAGTCCATCTTTTTTACATCTGTAAACGCGTTGATCACGTTCAGTGCTTTGTTGGCCTGTGCCTGGGCATAAGCGTAGCCGATATGCAGCGGGATTTGCAGGTTGAAATCGTCCTGGATGCGATCGGCCGGGTCGAGCTGTGAATAAACGCTGCCTAAAACGGATAGCACATTGCTCACATTGATGTAGCTTATGGTAGCTGCTGTGGCTGTGCCGCTGAACGAGGCAGCCAGGCGGCTGTTGATCTCGTTGTAGTTGCGCACCAGTTTAAAGGAGGTTGCATTTACCACCTGGATAAAGTACGATTGTCCCTGGATAGGAATGCCCGGAGAACCGTTGGTAATATCCTTGCTAGTGCCGGTTACTGCGGTTACGGTCACCACGTCGCCATCGGCCAAAGTTGAAGTGTCGCTAACTGTCACCACCCCGGTGATATCAATTGCGGTGGCAGCCATTGAAGTCGCCGGTTTTGCCAGGTTTACTTTGTAGACGCCTGACGCAGTGGCAATGCTGGGTAACAGCCCGGTAAAGCCAGCTGTAAACGTTGCTTCCTTGGTGGATCCCTTGCCCAGCCAATACAGGCGTTCGTTGGCGATCTGGATTTTGGTTAGATAACGCTGCACCATAAAGTCGGACAGGTCGACAACGCCTTCATAATCCAGGAACGCACCGGGTTTTAAGCTTTGCGCCTCCCACGACTGGATCAGCTTGTCCCATTGTTCTTGTTTCATAAATTCGTAAACCACGGGGTCAAGGTAGCTTTCGGTTTGCAATGCGGTTGTACCCTGGTCGTGGAAAGTGCCTGAAGGGTCCTGCAAAACCACGTCGTCATCCACATCAAGGATGATCTTGCGCGATTTGACGTCATTAATAACGGTCAGTAGTCCACGCTTAACGGAATCGGCTTCCAAAAGCGTGCTGGCCATAAACCCGGCCAGCGCTTCGCCGGCATAGGTGTTGTTTGTAAAGGTGAATTGAGCCATTTTTAGTTTTTTGGTTTAATTATTTGATTGGTTTAGTGGCAGTGGGGAGTTGCCGTAGCAGTCAGGGTTTAGAAAAAAATTACTGCAACTGCTACTTTCTACTGCCACTTATTTGGAAACCGCTTTCCTCACTGCATTTTGGGCCAGCGGTGTTTGCGGGGCGAAGAAGGGAATCGGTTCAGATTTTGCTTTGCTGCTCCGTTTGGAACCTCCGGGGGTGAAATCTGATTTGATCTCGTTTTTTACTTCTTCGCGGGTTTTCTCCAGGCGCAGGCTCGCTGCCTCAAGTGCTTCCCGCGCTTCAGCCAACAGTGCGTTTTGTGCATGCAGTTTTGCTTTGATGTGCTGCAGGCGACTTTGTACGTCTATCGGCTTTTTTGATTTTAATTTGTCCGAAGGCATGGCGTCGTCGTCATCGTAAGCGTCCTGGTCGGCATCGGGTTCAGCATCCGGGTCAGCGGGCGTCACTTTTTGCACTTTACCGCTTTGAACCGCAATCTTGCTTCCGCCGGCTGTGGTGTAACAATCGCTGGCCGCCGGGATGCTCATGTCTTCGTCGTTGTAAACTTCGGTGCCTTCGTCCAGCTCGCCGGCATGGTGCAGGATGCCCTTGTCGGTAATCGTTTGTTTGTTCACTACCTTCTTAAAGAAGTTCATGATCTTATCCAAAACCGACGTGGTTCTTTCGATAAGTTCTTTGTTTTCAGTGTTCATGTTGCTTTTATTGGTTAAGATTTTGTTGATATAGCGTTTGTAAAATACCGGGGCGCTGCTGACATAATTTTGTATGATGGCTTTGTTGGTGATGTCGGAAGTGTAATCTTCCACCTGGTCGATAAAGCCCAGGTCAAGCGCCTGGTCGGCGGATAACCAGGTGACGGAGTTGATCAAACTGTTAACGGTAACGCCGTCCAACCCGGTTTTATCCATATAAATTTGCGCCAGGCGCGCCTGCACGGTGTTCAGCATCTGCACGTCTTTCAGCAGTTCGTCGGCATTGCCGCCGGTGCCAACCATCGGTTTGTGGATCATCAGCAAAGCATATTTGCTCATTACCACACTTTTACCGCCCATGGCCACTATCGAGGCCGCTGAAGCAGCGAGAGCATCAATATAGGTAGTGACATTGCCCGGGTATTTCTTTAGCAGATCGTAAATTGCAATGGCGTCAAAGGCACTACCGCCAACAGAGCTGATGTGTACTTCCACATCCTGGCCGGCTGCGGCCTCCAGTTGTAATTGAACACAGGATGATGATAAGCTGCCGGAGCCAATGCAATCCGTGTCGGTGTCGTATAGATATATTTTGTAGCTCATTTTTTGGATTTGAGATGTTATATATGAGATTTGAGACTTTTAAAATAAAGTCCGACGAATTTGTGCCTGGAAATTGGGTTTGGAAACCCTTTTGTGATCCCGGAAGACTTATTAATACAAATATCCGGAGAAGTTTTTAAAGTGGTGGTGACAGTGTTTTGTCAGTAATGTTTTTTATGCTGATTGGCATATTTTAATGTTGATGACGCTGCACATAACAAAGGTCGGAAGAAGTTTTTAAGATGATGGTGACAGTGTTTTGTCAGTACCTTTTTTGTGATTTCGCCGATTTGCGTTTGATTTCACCGATTTCAATCCGACCTGGGCCGCTATAACAAAGGTCGGGAGAAGTTTTTAAAACGATGGTGACAGTGTTTTGTTAGTACCGTTTTTTGTGATTCCACCGATTTTCATTTGATTCCACCGATTTAAATCCGAACCGGGCTGTTATAACAAAGGTCGGGAGAATAATTGGAGGTAATGGTGACAGTGTTTTGTCAGTACCTCAATCAATGGATCGGAATACCCTGTTCCACCTTACTTTGTGAAAGATATCTTTCGTAGAATCGGTACTAAAAAAGTTGATGACGGCCTTGCCGATAATATGGTCTTCAGGAACATAACCCCAAAAGCGGCAGTCGAGGGAATCATGCCGGTTATCGCCCATCATCCAGTAATAATTCATTTTAAAAGTGTAACTATCTGCTTTTTTTCCATTTATAAGGATGTCATTCCCCGAGCCTTCAACTTTATTATGTTCGTAAACTTCGATGGCCCGGCGGTACAGGGCAAGCGTAGAATCATTCAGTTTTACGGTCCAACCCTTTTTGGGCATTTGGATGGGGCCAAAATTGTCGATGTTCCATTTAAAATGCGGGTCGTGGGGGAACATCGCAGTATCCGCAACACCCGCAGGCTGAATGTAAGGAGTAACACTTTTAACGTTGGAAAATGATTTTAATGTTGCCACGCTTTGCGCCGGCATAACTACCTCGGCCGTATTGGGCCCAAGTGGCTGACGGATTTCCATATGCAGATCCTCGAGTGCCTGGGGATTGATATCGGTACCATCAGTAACCACTGCGTATGATGTTTGGGCTTTTGGCGCGTTCCATGACGCTTTTCCGTTTATATACACCTGGCTGTTAACGATAGTAAGCACATCGCCCGGTGTGGCCTGGCAGCGTTTGATAAGTGTAGTGCGCTGGTCGACAGGCACATCAAGGTCGGCGTCCGCAGGTTTATTAAACACTACCACATCGTATTTTTTAACGCTGGTGAACCCGGGAAGCCGGAAATAGGGCAGCTGAATGGCATCCCAGTAAGTTTTTACGCCAAACATAGTTGGCTCTGTAAACGGGATGGATAGTAGAGTGATGGGCATCCGAGGGCCATAGCTGCATTTACTTACAAAAAGGTAGTCCCCGGTTAGCTCAGTGCCTTCCATTGAACCGGAGGGAATAGCGTAGGCAGAAAACAATAAGCCACGGATAATTGTAGCCGCAACTACTGCAAATATGATGGCATCAATCCATTCGCGCGTTTTACTTTTTTTAACTTTTGGCTTATTTGATTTCTTTTTACTGAGGAATTTCCAGTTCATGATAAACGGAGTTTATCATTAGACAGGCCAGGCGGCAATTTGTTACACATTGTTTAATTATTCCCGGCAAAACTATTCAGCGCCCGCCAAATAGTGCGTTCATCTTTGCCAAACTTGATTTCAGCTTCAAGTACTGCCTGGTTTTTACTGATGCCCCGCGTTTTCGTTTGCGCCTGCACCCAAAGGTAAATTTCGCGGTATGTAAACAGCTTTGCTGTAATAAAGCCGGCTTTGTACAAAGCCGAAAAGACGCCATCGTCAAACAGCGTGTTTGCGAGTTGGATGTTCATTGTTTAATTGTAAAAATTATAATGGTTGTAATATGTTTGAAAGGTTGGTACCGCCCGCCGTTGAAAGGTACACAGAATCAACAAAATGCTGTCTACAGGTTGACCCTGTTGATAGTTTGTGCCAGTATATTTTGCTGGTTATTGATATCCTTTACATCGACATATACCGGGGGGAAATTATTGATCATTTGGTAAGCGATGGAGTTGGCCAGGTTTTTTTGGTCGTGAACCGGTTGGTTGTAGTAACGGTTGGCATCGCCGCCATCGGTAAAAATACCGCCTACTGCGTAACCCCGCCCCGGATTTGCTATGGAAAAATCCCGGCCGCCGAAGCCGACATTAATGGCGCTCACCAGGTTTCGCGCCCATGGGATACGCATTGCCTCTGATACCACAACCCCCTCGCCTGAACGGAGCCAGGCATTGGTGTTATCGGTTTTGCTGTAGCCTGGCAGTACGCCTCCACGGCCGTCTGAACTGTAATGTAAGCCGCCCGAAGCATAGGCAGGCGGTTTCTGCGCGGCTATTTTGGCGATCTCTACAGCAGTCTCAGCAATAATTACCGGGACTACAAAAGGCGAAAGTACACCGGATTGTGCCGTCGCCTTGGTAATGGCCAATGCGCCGTTGATAACAGCCTGTGCAATGGAGGCTTCCTGTTCCTGCTTAAATGCTTTGGCTTTTACCTGTGCCTCCTGTTGTTTAAACTTTTGTTCGATGGCCAGCTTTTGCGCTGAGGTTAAGCTGCTGTTGTTGAGCTCTGCTTGCTTATCTTGCTCCATCGACGCGATTTTGGCGTCGCTGGACTGTTTTATTCCATTGCTGACAATTGAAAAGGCTTGGTCTGCCAGCTCTTTTGCATCCTTTAGCTCTTCATCTTTTAATTGCCGCCGCCTTTGTTTGTCTGCCTGGTCTTTTTTCTTGTCATATGCAGTTTTAACATCGTCCAATTCCTGTTGCAGATTTTTTTGAATCTCGGATAATGCGATTGCATTTCCTTTCGCCGCCGTAATTTCAAATTGATATTTGTCGTTGATCTCCTTTTTTTGTGCCTCAAACTTTGCTTGCGGATCGTCAGCATTATCCACTGCGCGTTTATCGTTTGTAAGCAATTGTTCATTCTTTTTCCTGGCGGCATCATCAGCTTCCTTATCATCAATGGCTTTTATTGCTGCAGTCGTTTGTTTCGTTATTTCGAGCCGCTTTGCATAGCTCAGCCACCATGCGGTCTCTTCATCTCCCAACTTTTTTTTAAGGACGGGCAGGTCATGGGATGATGCTGTTTTAATTTCAGCCTGCAGCTTTCTCTGGCGACCTAATATATCCGCGTTGGCTTTGTCCAACTCCTGTAGTTTTTCGGCTTGCTGTTGTAAAACCTCCGCCTTTTCCTTGTCGGCGCCGTCCCTCATATTTTTGATCCGAAGTTCCGCTAATTCGTTCAAGGCTTGTTGGGTACGCTCTTTATCTTGCTCATTGTATTTGTTTGTTATAGCCTCAAGGTTGGCGTGGTTCTCATTTAAAAGCTGGTTTTTTGAAGCGTCGAATTGTTTTTGGGTTATCTGTTTGTTTTTTAAAAACTCAGTTAGCTTTTTAAGTTCATCCTGGTAACGGTTGTTTTCGGCAAGCACCTCGCTGCCATAGGCGCTGTAGGTGGATTGCGGTTGACGCCGTAGCGAATCCGCCCTGATCCGGTCAGCTTCGCCGGCAAATGCTTTTTGCTGCTGCAAGGTTGACTTGTTTAGATCAATCAAATCATTATTGTCCTTCGCTACAATACCTAAAACCCTCGCACCATTGTTTTTTGTGTCCTCGGCAACCATTGCGGTTAGTGCATCGTTCTGTTTTTTTAAAAGTGTTGAATTATGTTTTAAATCTGAAATAGCATTTTTAGCCGCTTTAACCTGTTCCTCAGCGCTTTGTTTATATCCATAAAGTTCATCAGCCTTTGAGTCGAATCCCTGTACACCATCGCCTCCTTTTTTGTTTTGTAAATATGTACTAAGCTGTTTTTGCGCTTCAACAAGCTGATCATTTAATTTTTTTAATTTTTCCGTTTGTTGCTCAATGGTTTTGTCGTTTGAAAACTGCCTGAGCATATTTTTTGTAATCGTTTCCTGCGCGGACTTTGCACGGGAATTTCCCATGATGGCCTCGGTTAATTTATCATATTCTTTTGTTGCTTTACCTTGCAGAATAGCATCCGTAGTTAAGTTTCCGAAATAGTCGGGAAATTCCGATTGCAATTCGGCAACAATTTTTCTTTGCTCCTTTTGGGATGCATTACGTTTTTGGGAGGCGTCGTAAAGCATTTTTAGACGAATTAACTCTTGCTGGGCGTCATCTTTTCCTTGTGCCCTCACCTGGTTTACCGCATCCATAATAGCCTTATTATCCTTCAGTGCGCTATTTAGTGATGAGACGGCCTGGTTAGCTTTAAATAAACCACCTACCCAATCAATTATTTGAGGTAGAAAAGTAACTATTATGGCAAGCCCGCCACTAAGGGAGAGCTTAAGTGCGTCAAATGACTCTGTGAAAATTTTGATTATGCCGTCCCAGGTTCCAAATGAACCAGCTAAATCGTTAACAGTATCTTTAACTTTATCGCCACTCGATTTAAGCTTTTCATTTTGCGAATTCAGCTTGTCGATCGTTTCGTTTAGTTTAGACATATCTTTGCCCAAAGATCCGATATTACCCGACAAGCCTGCCAATGGATTTGATAAGCCGTTAATTGAATTACGCAAACTATCAAAAGCAGCTTTATACTGGTTTATTTGCGCCTGGCCATCGGTGCCAACTTCTATGTCAATCAGGATTTTTTTATTGAAATCATCTGCCATTTTATACTATATTAAATTGTAAGTTTAGTTTTCATTCAAATTAACCACCATGAATATTTTAAGAGTAGAAGAATTTACCAGGCAGTCCTACAAAGAATTAGCGGGGTTTGTAAACAAAAATCAAATCAAAAGGGAGAACATTGTCAGTATTGTTAGCCCAATGCAAGGCGTGGTCCTTTTATATTATTATGCTGAGAAGTAACCCGTCCTTTACCGCCTTGTCGCACGCCTTTAATCATTTGCAGTTGTAGGATAACGGCAAATGCAAATATACAAAATTATGTTTAAAATTCCAAATGGCATAATTATATATTTAAGCATAGCTGAATTTTCATCGCCCTCATGCTTCGCTACATTTAGTTTTGACGCGTTTTTTTAAACGAGGCAAAATTATTGCTAAAAATTTTGGCATTTTAAAATTTAATTATATTTTTAACTGCTCATAAATTTTATCAACTCTCACCAAAACAATAAAATGAAAAAAGTTATCTTTCTCCTTTCACTTATCGCATTCGTCGGCTGTAAACCATCCGTCAAACAAAATTCAAATGGCGCTGATTCGGGAAGTACGGTCAACAGCAATGGAAAACCCATAGATACTTTGCAGTCCATTATTAACGCAAATATTAACCGTCAGCCTATTGTTGATACCACTTTTCTTGGATTCGCGTTTAGCATGACCGAAAAACAGGCGTTGGAGCATTACATTCAGTTGGTAAAAGATAAGCGCCTTGTGAAAGATGCCGATGGAAAACTGTTTGAGGCGCCGCTAACCTTTAGCATGATAAAAGCTAAAGCAACGATAGGGCCGGAGTTTCACGATGGTAAAATGTATAAGCTCACCCTAATGATAACACCCGCTGATGATGCCGCAACGGCTGAAACTGTATTTTTCCAGGCGGCGACGGCCTATATGAAAAAGTACGATGGTGGCGGTTTTACTTTATACAGTGAGGCCGATCCGGCGGACCCGGCGGTAAAACGTTTTCATTGGATAAAGAACAATCTTCACATTTATTTATATAAAGGCAATGCGGAAACCTTTGTAAGTTATACCAATATGCCGGTTGGGCAACTGGTGTATAAGAGCAAGAAAAACGCGGCGGATAGTTCAAAGGCCCAAACCAGCAAGGATATTTAGTTGAAGATGGTTTACAGATTATCCAGGAATAACCTGAAGAAGCGAGCGCCGGATATTTACAATTTAAAAATTAAACACTACAAATCCAAGTTTTATTAAAATGAGAAAGATACTTCCAATTTTCTTAATAGCATTGTCAGCGTTATCCTGCGAGAACCGCGATGCTTCAAAATACTATGATGACGCCAAAACAAAGGTTGACAGCCTTAACCCAGGCGACAGTGCCGGAACCGACAGAACCGCGAAGTTAAAAGAAGCTTTGCAGGACCTGGACAAAGCTGTAGCAAGCGATCCCGACTATGTAAAAGCATACCTGAAGAGGGCTTATGTAAAGCGAGCTCTTGGCGATAACCAGGGTGGTTTGGCAGATGCCGAAAAAGTAGTTGAGCTGGACCCCAAAAATGCTGAAGGCTACTCATTTATGGCCGAAACCAAATCTATGTTGAACGACTACGCCGGCGCGGTAAAGGCATGGAGTAAAACGATTGAAATTTACCCTAAAAAAGGCTTTTTATATGGTTATCGCGCCGGCCAGGAAGCATCATCCGGCGATAAAACCGGTGCGTTAAAAGACTATGACCAGGCATTAGCATTAGCAGGAAACGATTTGGAAAAAAAACATTTTTATTATGACCGCGGAATGCTTAAGCTGAACGTGAACGACAAAACAGGCTGTGCAGATCTGGCAAAATCGGCAGAATTGGGTTATGAACTGGCTAAAAAAGCTCTTGCAGATAGTTGTAAATAATAGTTATCCCAATTTCACCAATTCTACTTTCGTTGGCTGCCCTTTTCGCCAGGAATCGATCTTATTAATATAATAATAGGCACTATCCTGTGCGATGTAAATCGGGATCATCAGGTCAAGCTCGAGAATATCGCGGGGTGTAAGCAGTAGATATCGTAGTACCTTTTTAGTTTGCGTGAGTATTTTCTCCAGCTCGGGATAATATTTTAAGCGTAAGGCTTCAAACATAAGGCTGCCCTGGCCGTAGGCCGGATCGAGCACCGGCGCATCGGGTTTATAAAAATACGGGGTGCTGATCACGTCATTGATCACCCGGGTATTGCCATTCCCGTCTGTAAACGTTACGTCCTGGTTGTTGAGGGCCAGTTTTTGATCGATGAGTATCCTGGGAGTTACCCCAACGCTAAAGTCATTGCTGCCGCTTGTAATATCGATCATGTTGATCTGCGCGACCGTGCCCCCGGTGTATGGGCGATTGAAAGTTGGCCCAAAGGGGCTTGTAAAAAGTGTCGCGTTAGCTGGAAGTGTTTGGTCGTTGATCCTGATTTGCGACCACCCAAATTTTAATGGTAAAATATTGGGGTCGGTTTGGTATTGCATGTAATTCACCTGCGCATAGTTACCCAGTTGAAAGCTGACCTGCTTGCCCTGGTCAAGGCATTTATTGCTCCAGTCCCTTGCGACGGGGATGTTATTTACAATATCCTTAAACGAATTAAAGGCAATAGTTTTGCTGGTGTTGTCCGTTTGGCAAATGATGCCGAATCGCTGCAGGGTGTCCTTCAAAAGATCTTTCTGGCTGATATCAGGGAATATCCTTTCACATTGCACGGTTTGCCCATATTGTACGGTTTGATTTTGACTTTTAATGATAAAAGTGGCGCCAGGGTAAATCCGGGCGAAACTGGGGTTATACCCATGCCACTCCAGCGCAACATACACGCCTCCGTTTTTAGGCAAAGTGGTTTGAAAAGAGATAACGGTGTTGTAAAGATCGATATGTGCAATGATGCCACCCCCATCTCCGCGTTCCCGCGTCCAGCCATTAGGATCGGATCCGGGGGGATTCCCTGCTTTTTTTTCGCCATGTCCGGCGAATGAAAAATCGTACCAGGTTAAAGCCACATCCTTATCAGCAGGATATCCCGGACTGCGGTAATAAAGGTTCATTCTCAAAATGGTGGGATTGCTGCCCGGAGATTCCTTGCCCTGCAAATAAACATGCGGAAAAGTTACGGTGATGCTAACGTCGTTAATATCATTAGCGGTGAATAAATTGTTACCGGTGAATTGGTGCGACAGATCAGCATAAACCGTGCCCCATGTAAGCGTTGTTCCGGGATTAGCCGAATTCGGGTGATTCAGATCGAGCTGTGTTTGACTGGCAACGCTCAAGCCTTTATTGTCAACTTGATTTTGAAAGTCTGTGCCGTGCTCAAAACTACTGTTGGAAAACTGGGCGATCATTAACGGATAAAGCGGGTCGCCGAATAGTGAACCGGTGCCCTTATATCCCGAGGAGTGTAACAGCAACCCGATAGCCGTTTTGATAAAAAAGCCCGGCCGCAGGTCGTGCACATCAATGGGGTCGGCAAAATTATCGCTTAAATTGCCATAGTCGATCACCGGATATATCCAGCCATCAGTTTTGGTTTGGGAATCGGCGGCATTATCCAGGTTCCAAAGATGATCAAAGGGTTTCCAAACCAGGTTTTGGCCGTAGTTGCTCCAAACGCTGGTGCTGTCGCCCATATCATACAATTTCCCGTCAATGGCATCAAAAAAATCAACATTGCCTGAAAGAATAGTAATACTTGCAGTGTCATGATCAATATTGTTCAGCTCACCTATCCCGTATGGCACTATTTCCAAACCATCCTGGATAATTTTTGCCTGGTATTGCTGGTAAGGCAGGTTTGTGGCCAAAGCCACATCGTCTGGGAACCCCAATATCTGCCGGTTGCGCTGGGTTAACGGCAGCTTAAACTGGTTGCTGGTGTTTCCCTGCTGATTTTGCACCTCGGCCAGGTTGTTGATCTGGAAAGTTAAGGCAATTGGGGTGTCATCGCTGAGGTCGACAAGCTGGTCATTAATATATAGCTTGAGTTGGTCCATTTTTATTTTGGTTTTTAAGCGTTACTGAAATACTATTGCCCTTGAATATTGATGGATGGCATATTAAAGGTCACGCTGAACGGCGCCTGACCGTTGAGGGTTTCATACTCGCTGAAGGTCGCCGTATTTAACACCACGGTTTGCCATTTTACCGGATTTTTATCCACCAGCATTTGTACTTTAGGAGAGTATTTGATGGACTGGAGCCCCTTAATGTCGGCAACCGACAGGTCCTCGGCCATTACTTTCATCTTTTGCCCGGCGCTTTTGCCGATCACCTCCTCGATGCCGTCCTGGTTTGCCCAATCAAACACATAGTTTTTTATGATCACCGCATTTTGCACGTCGAGCGAAACCTCCTGGTTGTAAACAAAGCGGTAATAATTCCACGACCCTGTTAAACCGATCCATCGCAGATATACAGATTGTTCGTCGACTGCGTCATCAATTCTGACTGTCTGACTTTGCGTTACCTGGTGCGGCGTACCATCGCTATCGTTGTACATTAATGCAAGGGTGAAAAAATAAATATCGCTGTCAAAAGCTTCATTGATCAGCAGGCGGTTCAAGCCAAGTTGAGCGGGTATTGGTGTGTTTACGGACGACTGGCTGGCAATAATAAATTTGCTGCCATCCTGGTTGAGCAGCCAGGAGCCGCCTTCATTCAACAGGTAGCTATTTTGCGATCCACCTGGTAACGCGTTCCGGTTTATATCGAGTAAAGTAAGCTGGCAATAAAGCTGCAGGCCTGCCAGGTTCTCGCTATAAATAAAACCAATATCAAAAGGATAGCCGTTTGAATACGCCGGCTCCGCAAAATCGGTTATCCATTTTGCGCGCTGGCTGCTATCAGTTACCGATTGAAATGGTACATAGGCGGCCAGGTTACCCCTGTAGGCATCGCCAAGCTGTTTTGCGGCATACAATACATAATAGGGATCGGTAACCGGTATATAAGTCAGCGTTTCGGCGCCGCTTAACTTACCATCCCAATACTCAGCATAAGCGATTTGGTAACTAGCGCTTAGACCATTGTCGCGATAATTGATTTGGGTGAAATCGCTGTTGTCCTTTGCACGTAACAGGCTTTGCAAAAAATTGCTGATGTCAGCTTTTACCAGGCCGGTATTGTCGGGTCGGTTTGCCGAGATGATGGTATTTTGCTGCCCCGAGACCGGATCCTGGTAAGTGATCTGTGTGCGTACCTGGTAGTACGGCCTTAACAGGTTAATGTTGATAAAGCCGGTAGCATTTGTGGTGAAAGGTGTGCTGATAACCAGGCTGCCATTGGTTTGCACAGAATTTACCTGGTATACACCCACATACGGGCCTGCATTTATATATATATTTACGGGCGTAACGTTGGTTAAAACGATATTAAGCAGGGCGGCGTTGCTGATCGCGCTATTATTTGCCGAGATGGCATTTGCGATGACGGTAGTATTGGTGTTAATTGCAACAGCAGCGTTTCCGCTCAAAGTATCCAGCGTGATGCCGGTAATTTCAAAATCCTTTCGCTGGTAGGTAAATACAACGGGGTTAAAAGCAGCATTCCATCGGGATATGTTGCCGCCGGTTAGTGCAACCGATGGGTCGCCTACCAATAAGTTGGTTATAATGGGTACAATGATGGCGTTATACTCCATACAACCATTGGCGTCGGTTACGTAGATGCTTTTTGTACCTCCGGTAAGCCCCGTGAATGTAGGCGACGATTGAAAAGTGACGTCGTCAAGGCTGTATTGAACAGGGCCGTAACTTGAGCTTGCATGTACTGTTATCTGCCCATCCGCCGCGCCGGGTGCCGATTCAGCCTGATCTACCGTAATAAAATTGATGGCTAAATCGCAAAGGTTCACCGGCGGTGGCGGGGGAGGGGTCTCGCTGATGCCTGTTATATTCCAGGAACTATAATGAAAGTCGCCGGGGTCCGAGTCACTTATGGTCCCACTGTAGATCGGGGCGCTTTGGCCGGAAATTACAGCGCTGCCATTGACGATACTGCCGTCGACGTTTTGAATATAGGTAACGACAACGTTGTTGCCATTCGTGGGCTGCAAGGTTGTTGAGTCATAAAGTGTGATAAATATCTGACCGCTGCGTTTGGTGCCGGTAAGATAGGTGTGCGAGTAGTCTACTTGAGCTATCAATGCCATTGTATCGGGTTGTTTGAGTATGTTTGTTGGATAAGTTGATTAGTTTGGGAATGCCCTCCGGAAATATTGGGCGATCATATCGATCAGTAAGCTGCCGATCTCGTCAGCAATTGTCTCCAACGCCGGTGTTAGCCGTTGGGCGATATTTGCCTCGTCAAGCGGTTCAGAAAGAATCCCTGGCTTGCCTTTGTAGCCCTTTTTGTCTATCGATTTTTTGATGGCCCATGCAGCTTTGTCAGGAATACCTTTAACCCGGCACCATGCGTGGATCCTGTCAATCATCGGCGGATTGCCGGCCACAGGGTTTTTGCCTGTTGGCCCGCGCCCTGTTTCGAGCAGCTGCATATACTCCGGCATTTGCAACCGGAGACCGGCATTTCCTTTGACGATCGTCAGCGACTTGGCGGTTTGTCCGGTTGAATTACTCCCTGCTGCCTGCAAGGAGTTGATGATGTCCGTGCGGAGGGATTCGAGGAAGGGAATAAGTTGTTCGGTATTCATAGTTGCTGGTGGTTCTTTGATAGTTCATAGTTCATAGTGTGGAAAGGGGCTTTAGTTTATGGTTATGTAAAAGCCGGAGGCAGCATTGGCGATAAGCACTCCTTACATGAACTAATCGCTGACGATTAGCCTGTAAAACTGTCGAAATACATCGTTGCGAGCGTAATGCTGAGATTAACCCCGGTGGTGTTAACATCGAATTTATTATATACGGGAAGGCATTTTGCCCGGTCGCCGGCTTTGACGCGGAAATAGCGGCCTTCGCCTTCGCGATAACTCGATGCTTTCACTATAAATTCATTAGCCAGCGAAAGGGCTTGTGTTACATAGGTTTCGTTTGCTGAGGTATACTGGTCGAAATCTGTCTTAAATAAAAACTCGAGATAAACTGAAAAACTGTTATTTACCGAGCCATTCACCTGGGGCGATACGCCGATGGGCTGAAGGGGGTACATAAAAACGACGGGAAACACGGCGTCATCAGCCAGTTGATTGAGCTCATTGGCGGTGCCGTACACAAAAGTCACCGGGGTACTGAGGGTTTGTGTGATCGCTTCGATTTGATTTCGTATAGGCATGGGGATAGTTATTGAGTTATTGAATTATTGAGTTATGGGTTTTTAGTTTGTGAATTAGTGAATGGGTGTACGGACGTAGTGGCGGGTATTGTTTACCCACGGATTAGGTCGCTGTAGCGTTTTTGGTATTCGGCCTCTGTTTTATTAAGGAGCAGTTTGGTTAATATGCGTTCATAGGGCATATTTAATATTTCAGACCATTTGCTGATATCACCGCCCGAAAGGGAATTTAAGGTGTTAACATATTTAAACTTTTCAAAAGCGCTGATTCCCGCTTTTTTTTCCACCGCTGTCGAAGCCGTTCCAAGCAGTTTGTTTTCGGCTGCGATAAGACCGGATAAATCCGAAAAAAATGTTTGGCGATGGGCAGCGCCTCCATGACCCTTAGTTTTTTTATTTCCACGCTAAATTTTTCCGCCTCATATTCATTGTATAATTTACCGGTGACGCCGCAATAAAAGTAATGGGCCAATACCTGGCAGCATGCTTTTAACGATGGATTAAAAGTTGACTGCAAATCGCTCTTACCATATTTGCGGGTATGTTCATTTATCTCTTCTGCAATTATTTCTCTGGCCGCAAAAAAAGCGCCCACCGGCTCCACGGATAAATTATGCTGGACAGTTACAGTTTTGGTCCTGCCAGCCAGAGGGAAGGTTAGCCGTTTTGGCACCCGGTCGTTACCATAAAGGCTTTTCAACTGTTTCGATAGCAGTAAAATGACCTCACCGAAGATATACAGATCGTCCAATTTTTTGACGTTTTGCAATTCAGGTAATGGAACCCCCGACAAAATGCTGATGGCCTCGAGGTCGGTTAACATCGGTTTTTCCTGCATGTCCATTACTTGTCCCAGTGTGATCTCGTCGATTGTTGAAGGGATAGTGATCACCAGCTTTCCCGCCAGGGTAGTTACTGTTTTTTTAATCATACTTATTGATCATAATGATTTGATTTTTTTTTTCGGTCTGAATTGTTATCGTTCGTCATCTTAACAGGTTGAACGATGCGAAATCGAACGTCGGCGCCGGCCGGACCGGCAGCCGGCTGCTCACCCGGCCGCTTCCACAAATGTTTAGCTTGTGCAGCGCCACATAACGCAGAGGATCTATCAAATGGTTGTAAACATCAACTGGCTGATTTATGGCCCGACCTGAATGGTCGGTTCGCCATTTGTAGCGCCCCAGTTCCCTGCGCAGGTTCACGCTCCGGGTAGTTATGTTTATGCGATAACGCTTTAATATGTCAATAGAGTTTTTAATGCTGTCGGGCCCTTTTTTTGCGCCGGTAACCCGCCACCCCAGCCGGTTCAATTCTTCTATGGATTTTGGCTCGGCGCTGTCGGCAATGATCTCCATGTTTTTATTTAAACCCGCCTCTGCCAATCTGGCCGAAATATCGGGGTTGGTTAAATGGGTTTCATATAATAGTTCATCTACCCAGATCATGCCATTTTGCTTATAAACCATCACACAGCCCGTTTGATCGTTGGTGAATCCAAAGTCGAGCCCGGCGGCCAGGGGCTTTGCGCCTGCCGGGATAGCTTCACACAGTTGCCAGTTGGTAAATACCAACCCGCGAACCCTTCCCGTGAGTCCTCTTGCATACACCCGCCATAATTCCACGTCCTCATCTTTTAACGATTCTATCTTCTGCCTTTCCTGCGGCGACAAAAATGGATTGTGCCTGTGATCGGAAATGAAGAGGCCTACGCCGGGTTTCCCTACCAGGTGGTCGTGAACCCAAAAGGATGAATTTGGATTGAAGTCGATAAATATTTTTTTCCGCGTGCGAAGCGCGAGTTCCGAATAGATCTCCCATTTTACGCCGTTCGCCTCATTTACAAACAAATAATCACGTTTTCCCGATTTGGCATCCTGGGCATCTGCGTAGCTTTTAAACTCGATGATGCTACCGTTATGAAACTCAAATACCCGGTCAGTTTTATGATAACTTTCTAATGCAGGCTGAAATATTTCTGACGCTGAACATATTGCCAGCGCATCGCGCAATGCCCCGCCCTTTAGGTTCGGAATATCCTGCCCGGCAACGGTTATTACCTGTTTTTCACTTTCACAAGCCAGGCAAAACAGTACCTGTAAAACGGCATAGGTTTTTCCCGAATTGGTGCCGCCCTGGTTGATGACCACATGGGCATCGGTGTTATAATTGTGTTTAAAAAGCCTCGTGGCGGATAACTTATCCATGTTACACTTTTACAATAGTTTACGTAAAGACTTGGAATATTTAAAAAACAAATGTTAATTTTAAATCGATTAATGCTGCGGTTATGAAATATAGGTTGCTGGTACTTATCTGCCCTGTGATATTTTCATTGTATTCATGCAAAAAACAGAACCCCGCTCCCACTACAAGCGCGCTGCTTGTAGGAAAATGGTATTTCGCTACGCAGGCTTCCGTATTATATAGAAACGACAAAGAAATCGCCACTTTCAACAAAACAAATTTTACCAACGACGATTTTATTGAATATTATAAAGATGGATCAGGGTATTATTCCAAATCTACCTCAACAGGTCCCAGCTTGAGTGAGTTTACCTACAGCCTGAGCGGGTCCACAATTACACAATATACAAGTGCGCAGAACAGCGGCGTGCCGGAAACCATTAAAAATATTACCTCAACCGGGTTGTCGGTTCATGTCGTTCAATTGGTGCCGGATCCGAATGATCCCACGGTGACGGATACCGAGATAGATGATCTGACCTATACTAAATAAGATCATGTAACTACGTCTGCTTCGTTTGCGGCTATCGCCGGCCCGGTTTCAGCGTCCATTAATTTGATGTACCTAACCTGATCTTCATTTGCCCGGCGATCACCTGGCCTCCCATTCGGGCACAAATTTTTAAGGGCAAACAACGCGCCCGAGGGCGACGGGTTGTGAAGCATTTTTTCGTACACCGCAGCTACCCTTAAACGGCCCCGGCTCACGATGTGCCCGAACTCGCCGTTTTGTTCATAGTCATCCAGCTCCTGCAGGCTGGTAAGGCCAATATAAAGCGCCAGACCGGCAACGGTGGCCGGTTCAGGGTCTCTGCTATATTTTTTTTCTTCTTTACCCGATTTTGTTTCAGTACGATATTCACCCTCAATATAATTAAAATAAGCTTCGATTTTATTGGTTAATTTCCTGGCTGTTTTAAAGAAAGGCGGTAGCATAAATATGAATTAAATGCCGATTGGCATATATCAGATGTAAAGATACAAAAAAATCCTGTTAAACGCAAGTTTTTTTTAACAAACAAACCGAAATTTTAATTTTCAATTTATGGTTAAACTTTTATTCGGCATGTTGGTTAAACCCATAAGGTCATCTAAGATGGGTTAAATTAGGCAGGTAAGTTAAAATTTGTTAAAATGTTAATTGTATAGCACGTTAAGCAACTATTTGTTCACTATCTTCGTTTATTATTTAATAAGTTTAGCGTTTGCAGTATCAAATGGGCAACAAAACGTTTACTAACTTTTTATTGGCGGCAGCAATATTCCTTTTGGCAACGGTTTCCGCGTGCCAAAAAGATCCCGCTGTGAATAGCCCCGGCCCATCCACCACCAGCATAAATGCGGATAGTTCGATTATTTCCTCACCAGGTAATTTCCTGGCCGTTACCGGTACGTTAAAAGTAAAATTCAACGATTCGGTTTATACATTTGATGCTTCACGCGATTCCATTGCTTTTATAAATGTTAACGGAGACGACCAGAGTCGTTATTTTGGCATTACAGCCATTAACAAGGCACATTCCGTAAGCTTTGGCATCAGTTCCGCGGGTTTCGCCTTCAGCAATATTAACCGCAGTATTGCCGGAAGCCAGTTGCTGTTAAGCGTCGACAGTAAAAAGCCGGTGCTTCAGTTGTCACTAAGCCGAAACCAGCCTGACACGAAGCCCGATCTCGGTAATCTGAACCTGGTACGGTACAAAGACGGCAATGAACTTGCAAAAGGGACCTTTTATACTTTTATGGCGACGGATGATAAACCCAACTCGCCCTATTATCGTGTTGAAGGCAGCTTTGACCTAAAGCTTAAATAG